CTGTTCCCTTAAATATGATCGATGGCGCGCTAAACACGCGCACCATTGGATAGCTGCAGCACAATGGACTGCTATCGCCGTGTGTACTTACCGGGTGATTCATCTCTAGTTCTGCGCCGCATTGATCGCAGCGATATAAGTAACTAGGCATTTTGCACCGAATTAGGCATGACGGTATAGGCACTCATGCAGTTTTCACATTTAATAATGATGATTGGCACTACTCCATTAACCAGGTGAACCGATAGGCTCATCTCTTTGTAGTCCTCGCAATTACAGCTGATTTTTAGCTCGTTAGTCATGCAATATCTCCTCATCTGTAGGTACTTGGCTATCTAATAGCATCTCAATGCCCATAACTCCACAGCCCAAACATTGTACGCAAACCACGTTAGGCGGTAGGTTTACAAATTCATCTACGATCTTGTGTGTTTGCATACCATTACCTAATTTGGCGCAAACTCTGCAATTAATTCTCAGTAGTGCCATATACGGACTTCCTTAATGTATCCATTTCAAATAACTCACGCTGAGATATCCAGAAATTGCCATCGGCAGGGTTATAGTATTTGGCCTTTTTAGCCCATACCACAGGCATCCAGCCTATGATCTGATAGACGGGCGACTTATTTACTACAAGTATGGCCACATCGGTTAAACGTGGGTAATCCTTGTGGATGATTAAATGCCCATTTATGTACTTAGTCCACTTAACTTCAAAACCAAGGTTTCCCATAGTTATATCGGCTTCATCGTGGAAAGTATTAACGGTAGGTATAAAGTTACGGATACCCATGTATTGCGCTACTGCGATTTCCGCGCCTGCAGCTTCACTATGCTCAGCTACGAACTCGTGAAAGTTTATCTTTGTGTTATATCGGCCAGCATGGTCGGGCGTATTAGCCTTTTCGCCTGTGCTACGGGCAAACCCACTAGCTGCCGCCTGTAACTCCTGCGATCTATCTAAGATTACCTGGACTATCTGCGCCATCTCGGTTATAGCCATATTGGTTTGCATTGGTCGCCGCGTGACTTGCTGCTACAAGTGTAACCCCGGTACTTTGATCCAGTCTTAGGGCTTACGCCTTCCTTGTAAACCATGCGACCGTGCGAACAGATGGGCGCAGCATCTACAATCTCGCCACCTAATTGCGCTTTAATGTCTGCGATAGTTTCAGCAGCTGGGCGCACACTTCCCACGCCATCAACCTTTATTGCAGGTGTAGCAGTAGCCCATAGATCAACCTCTACTGCAGGCTGAGCCTGTAGGCGTTCTACCTTTTCCATATCCTGCCGTGTAGGCCGTGCATCGCTAGGCATTAACAGGCCGATGGCTCGACCGATTGCGCTAGTGCTGCAGTTTTCGATCCAGAAATCACGGTTTACGCCTCGATCAGTACGAAGTTCATAGGCATAATCAACAGCCGCCGGTACTACATCCTCATGCTCACGGAATACGCTGGCACGGATGATTACATAACCATCTTTGACGTTTAGCTCAACGATCTCGGTAATGATTCGGCCTGAGATGTGGGTTTCTCTAAACCGCTTTATGCGACTATTGACATCCTCATAATTATCTAGGTTAAATGTCATGAGTTGCGCACGATCTCTTTAGCTGAGTTAAACGCAGCTCTTAAACCTGCAGCGCGGCCACGATTAAAGCCATCCTTAACGCCTTCTTTGTAACCGATCGACCAACCCACTAAAAACCATGCAACGCTAACCAATAAAACTATTACTGCTACTTTTGTTATGTCCATTTACTTCGCCCTTGTTTGGGTTAAGCCGCACTACACCGAATTAGGTAGCCCTGCCTAACGTGTAAATTAAGGGTAAAGCCTGGGTATGACAGCGGTCAATAACCGACACGCCCTAACGTTGTAGCAACATCTCGTAAATGCTATCGACCTTGGCCTCTATACGATCCACACGGCCGCGTAGGTTATGGCCGCCGTTATTGTCTATGCGTAACTCGCTTAGGTAATACTTAACTAGATGGCGTACCAGCCCAGCCGCAAACCCAATAAGGGTGCACAGGCCTATGGCTATCGCTAAAAGCGACTGGGCGGCAGTCATTACTTAACGCCGAAAGTTTTATCGGATGTGTTAAGACCACGCAATAATGGCCCGATAAGGCCAGCGATAAAAGCATTAGCAAGTGTTTTAGGGTCTGTAATGCCAGACATGTACAGGGCCGCAGCGCAACTTGCCGCAGCTCTTAAATAAGATAATCCAGCAGCTATAGCTTGTTCTTTCATGGTGTTACTCCTAAATGCCCTTAGTTTGTTTGGTATGGCAGCCCTAATTTTTCAATTAGCTTTGCAGTTTTTACAGGGTCTTGTGCTATCTCCCAATGCATCTCATCTTTGCGTAACCAGTTACCGCCCCAGTTAAGGCCGTATTTCTTAGTCAATGCCTGGATCATTGGAATTTTCTCAGCTGGGAACGTGCCAGCCTTACCTAACGGATGCTTAGTCGCGTTTAGGTCTATGGCCGTACCCGATGCGTGGTTACTTAACTTGCCCGGTACGCCTCGAACATCACGATAGCAATAGCCCCAATCGTCTAATGTACCGCCATCGATCGGCTCGATCAGCTCATTAAACTGCTCAGCAAATGCAACCAATAAAGGTGCAGCAAAATAGGCGCATCGCAGCTTAATTTTTGTACCCTTAATTGGGTAAGACTTGATACGGATCGACTCAACCTCTTTAGAGGCTGGCCAGCCGTTATAACTGATGGCTGTCATTTTCACACTTCCATAAGCAAGTAGTGTCATCTAAAATAGCTTCATCATGGCACTTAGCAGGTATAAAAGCATCTAAATTTGCATTATAGGTATAACCAATACCAGCATAGTGTTTACGAATATTGCCGTTATAACTCGTACGCTTACAAGTTTGACCTCTAAAATTACCGTACCAAATCTCGGGCGTTAAACCTTCAATTAATTCAGTTTCGTCAATGCCTACAATTACTTCTGTAACAAGATTGTTTTCATCTAAAAATGCGTAATGTGCCATTATGACCAACTCACATTTCCAGTGCCAGCAGTAATCGTGGTGACTTTAAATCCGCCAGCACTAGCTGTTGATCCTGTTAACCCGCCACCGATTGTAATTGTGCGAGTGTCTGGGTACTTGAGAATAACTATACCGCTACCACCGCTGCCGCCTGTTGTAGGGCCACCAATAGCAGAACCTGATGCTGAACCGCCACCGCCACCGCCAAGGTTTGCACTGCCGTTTGAACCATTACCGCGTGCACCAGATGTTGCCTTAAATCCTGCACCACCGCCACCAGTGCCACCGCTTCCAGCAGTAGGAGATGAAGGCGTGCCACCTGCGCCACTTTCAGCAGCACCGCCACCGCCGCCGCCAGAATAAGTTACCGATGATCCGCTAATCGATAAAGCTACGCCATCGCCGCCATTACCAGCAGCAGTTGAACTTCCGCCACCGCCGCCAGCATTAGCACCGCCACCGCCGCCGCCTGTCCTATTTGTAGTTGTAGATGAAAGTCCAGTGCCGCCGCTTTGACCTTGCCCCAGCGTTCCTGATCCGCCAGTTGGTGATTCAGTCGCATTTCGACCACCGCCACCACCGCCAGAACCACCACTTGCGCCATTTGGTGCATCAAAACCACCAGCTACGCCGCCGCCAGTAGATGTAATTGAACTGAAAACACTATTGGAACCACTAGATCCAACTCCAGCTGCACCAGCACCGCCAGCACCAACCGTTACTGTGTAAGAAGTCGAAGCATTGATGGAAAAACCAGAAGCCGTTAACAAGCCACCTGCGCCACCGCCGCCGCCGACAGCTGTATTTCCTGATGAGTTACCACCACCAGCACCGCCGCCAGCAACTACCAAGTATTCCAAACTGAAAACATTACCTGGTGTTGATAATGAACCAACGATTGTATTAAGCATTAGCTGATCGCACCTACAACGTACCAAGCATCTGTGCCAGTTTTAATACAAGCTGCTGATTTGTATTGGCTGATTGTCGGAGATGCTGGCACTGTGCCACCACTTAAAACGGTAGTTGTACCCGGTGTTACCGCTGAGATAGTAGTAAGTCCTGCGCCAATATTCATAACCGTAATAACCGTACCAATAGGAAATGCCACTGATGCGTTAGTGGGTATCTTAAAGGCGTTAGCCGATGCGTTAGACATGGTTACTAGCACTTGATACTGATCGGTTGATACAGCTGTATAAGTAGTGCCAGTCTGAGCATTAAGGGTAAATGCCACTAAGCCGTTAAACATGCCGCTAGTGAGTACATCACCCGTTACTGCTGGAAATCCTGTTGCCATTTATTTCTCCTTAGTATGAAAGTACATTTACGCCTAAAACTCCATAATTAGCATTACCAATAATAAACCCATCAATGACAGGTTCAAGTGTAGTAAAGGTAGTGCGCCATTTATTTGGGGTAACGTTATGTGCCACGCCAAATACTTGTAAAGTCTTAGTAAGTGTTGAACTACCCGGCTGGTTAGTAGTGATAGTTACCGGGTCAAAGAAATCAAGATCAAGCGCGGCTACCGTGCCAGCTGCGTAGTTATCTGTGTAAAGGTCTAGTTCGATGGCATCGCATCTAACGCTAGTTTCGGCACGGCTTGCAACGTATGCACGGGCATAATCTAAGGCTTCTGCATCGGTCTGCATTAATAAATCTTGCTGGTTATAAGTATGGGCAAAATATTTGGCCACGCTAGCTGCGTTTGTAGCATTTTGAACACTACCGCCGCTTCTTGTTATATTGGCTTGGTTAAATACAAGGGTGTCATCTGTACGCCATATCGCATTGAAATAGCCAATGTCTGTGCCGTTATCGTTAAATACTGTAGGCGTACCGCCGATGCTGGCCGTAGTGACTAAACGGTCTTGGAAAGTCCAAGATCCAGATGCATCTACATATATTGCGCCGTACTCGCTATTTGTGGCTGTCTGTAAAGCTGCTAGAGCTGTACGCGCTGTACCAGGATCGTTTTGCAGCGTAGTTAGTCCGGCATCTACGTCACGCATGGATGCTGGCCAACCAATAGTGTTAAGGATTTGGTTAATTCTTGTACCGCTTAGGTCACCAGCAGATGCACCTGTAACGGTACTGATCTGTGCATTTTGCGCTAGGCGGGTGGCATCAACGGCCGAAATAGTCGTGTACACGACATCGTTTGCGTTGCGTGGGGTAGTGGTCGTGTAGCTAGTAATAAAGCCGCTAAACATCGGATAGGTAGTGCCACCATAGGTAGCCGAAATAGATACTTTACGCATCGGCGTTAAATAACCGTAATAAGGGCTACTAGGGTTTTGTGGGTTAAAATCGCCGTTTTGATCCACGATGCGTAGGG